AGTTGGAATTGGATCATCTCACCTACTCACATCTACAAAGCAAAACTCAAAAGTTTTGATTGGTATTGATAATGTAATTCAATCTCCAATATCAGATAGCTCTATTAAAACAACTTCTGTCAGTGATATTTCAATTGTTGCAAACCAAATAACATTCTCTGGGGTCAGTTCATTCTTCAGTGGAGATTTGATTAAGATTGATGATGAGATTATGAGAATCAATAGTGTTGGTGTTGGATCAACAAATGCGGTTTTTGTTCAAAGATCTTGGATGGGAACTGGAATTTCAACACACGTTATAAATTCCACAATCACAAAGGTTCAGGGAAGCTTTAATATTGTTGGAAATGAGATTCATTTTGCATCATCTCCATATGGACCAACTCCTATTGGATCTACAACAAATCCACCATACGAAAGAGATTGGACTGGAATTAGTACATACTCCACATTTAGTGGAAGATCCTTTATGAGATCCGGTATTACATCCGAACCATACACATACAATTACATATTTGATGACATTTCTCACAATTTCAATGGAGTAACTACATCATTTACCCTGAATTCTTCTGGTTCAAATATTTCTGGATTCTCAACGAGTAATTCAATTGTTCTGATCAATGACATTTTCCAAGGACCTGCTAGATTGGGTGCAGTTGAGATTGTTGGTGATTATGATCTGGGGGAGGCCTCCGGAATTACATCAGTAGTATTTACTGGATCCGCAACTTCAATCTCCTATGATGTAAATAACTCAGGTATTCCTCGTGGTGGAATAATTGTTTCTGTAGGATCATCTGCAGGTCTCGGATATCAACCCCTAGTTTCTGCTGGAGGAACCGCTATTGTTTCCGGTCTTGGAACTATTTCATCTATCAGTATTGGAAACAGTGGTTCTGGATATAGATCTGGAATTCAGACAGTTGTGAATGTTGGTGTCGGAACATCCAGCACTGGAATTCCAAACATTGAATTCATTGGAACGGCGGCGATTAGTGGAGGAAATATTGTCAGTGTGGCCATCACCAATCCCGGATCTGGATACACTACAACAAATCCCCCATATGTATTCTTTGACGCCCCACTTTCTTATTCGGACATTTCTCTGGTGTATAGTTCGGGATCTTCATCTGGAGTTGGGACAGAAGCAAAAGTTGATATTGTTGTTGGTCAGGGATCTAGTGTAATCTCATTTGAATTCAAAAATCTTGGATATGGTTACAAGAATAAAGAAATTCTGACCGTTGAGGTTGGTGGGACTACTGGAATTCCCACAGATACTTCACTTTCTTTTGAAGAATTCCAGATTACTATAGATAGAATTACCTCAGACAATTTCTCTGGATGGTCAATTGGTGATCTTCAAGTGATTGATCCTCTTGATGATCTATTCGATGGAACAAGAAAAGATTTTCCAATCAAGATTGATGGAGAACAAACTTCTATTCTCAGCAGAAAAGGTTCCAACATTGATGTGGAAGCAAACCTCCTGATATTCATCAACGATGTTCTTCAGGTTCCTGGTGGAGGTTATACCTTCAAAGGAGGAAGTGTCATAACATTCACGGAGGCTCCTAAGGTTGGAGATAAATCTAAGGTTCTGTTCTACAAGGGAACAGGATCTGTTGATACTCAGAATGTTGATATTCTTGAACTGGTGGAAGTTGGTGACGATCTGAGAATTGATAGTAACATCATTAGTTTGGAACAGGATCCACGAATTGTTTATGAGATTGTTTCTACTGATGTTGTCCGAACAAACGCATATCCTGGTCCTGGAATTTCTAATGATAAGACACTGTTGAGACCAGTAATTCTTTGTAGACAAACTGAGGACAGGATTATTGGTGGAAATGTGGTCTCTAAGAAGAGAAGACAGTATGAACCATTCATTCAACCAACTTCAAATATCATTTCTAATGTATCTACATCTTCAACTCAATTCTTTGTTGAAAGTGTGAAGACCTTCTTTGATAGTAATGATGAGTATTTACAAGTGTCTAATGACCCACAGAAGAAGATTGTTATCATTTCTCAAGATGAAGTATCAGTAGCAATAGCAACGGCTACCGTTTCCGGTCTTGGAACAATTTCTTCTATTGAAATTACTGATGGTGGAGTTGGATACACCACATCTCCAACAGTGACTATCGCAAGTCCAGTTGGACTTGGGACAACTCAAAGAGCCTCAGCAACAGCAACAATTTCTGTTGGTGGAACTGTGTCTTCTATTACAGTTTCTTCTCCTGGAACCGGATATACATCCACAAATCCACCAGTAGTATTGATAGAACAACCCGGTGCTATTCGTGAAGTGATGAATAATGTTTCTTATGAAGGTGATTTTGGTATTATCACTGGAGTAAATACTACCAGTGTTGGAGTTGCTTCTACTGGAATTGTATTTGATCTATTCATTCCTAGGGAGTCCTTCCTGAGAGATCTTGATATTAACCCTGTTGGAATAGCTACAACTGGAGTAAGTGGAATTCAAACTGGTTATTACTTCGTAGTATATAATTCAAATATTGGCCACGGAGTTACTTCACTTGACGGCACGAATTCCATTGTTGGAGTTGGATCCACATTCCTTGATAACATTTATCACGTCTCTGCGGTATCCATAGGACAGACAGAGGTGATTGGTTATGGAGTGACGTATGTTGCTAAGGTAACAGTTAGTGTATCAAATTACAATGGATTGACTGGTCTTGGATACAGTGGATTCTTTGGTGAGTACAGTTGGGGAAGAATTTATAACATCTCCAATAGACCTGAGGCACAATCATTTACATATTATAACAATGGAATTCTTGGAGTATCGACATCTCCAACTGTTCAGAGATACAACTCTTTAAAATACATAAACTATAGCACATAAATAGATAAAAAACCGTAAAATGTCAGCAATTATAACTGATCAGTTAAGGATACTGAACGCGAGTAACTTTGTTTCGGTAGCTACTTCATCATCAAACTCTTATTATTCCTTTATTGGATTACCTAACGCTACCGACTATTCTTCTACTTGGGATACTCTTCCATTAGATCCAAAGGATAGTTTTAACGAAGAGAATGATTATTGGGATACGATGATTGCTTTGAAGAGGGTGTCATCTGGTGATGTTAATCAGGTTGTTAAGAAGAACGTTTGGACTTCCGGAACAACCTACGATATGTATCGTCACGACATTAGTGTCTCCAATACATCAAAGCCTTCAAACGCTACCAGTTTGTATTCATCAAACTATTATGTTGTAAATAGTGACTATAAGGTTTATATCTGTCTTCACAATGGTGTTTCACCAGAAAATCCAGAAGGAAGACCGTCTTTGGATGAACCAACTTTTACGGACTTAGAACCAAAATCAGCTGGTACAAGTGGAGATGGATATATTTGGAAATACTTATATACTATTAAACCAAGTGAAATTGTAAAATTTGACTCTATTAATTATATTCCAGTTCCAAAGGACTGGGCAACTAATACAACTGATGCTGCTGTAAGAAATAACGCATCAACCAGTGGTCAATTAAAGATCGTAACTATTAAAAATAGAGGAGTTGGACTGGGAACGGCCAATACAACTTATAAGAATGTCCCAATCAAAGGGAATGGTTCTAATGCAGAATGTACCATTGTTGTTGGAAATGACTCTAAGGTTGAATCAATAACAATCTCAAATGGTGGATCTGGATATACCTTCGGAAGTGTAGATTTGGAAGCAGGAAACTTCCCATCAGGAACTACTGATCCAATATTTGATGTGATTATTCCTCCACAGGGAGGTCACGGAGCTGATATCTACAGAGAACTTGGTGCTTATAACGTCCTAATCTACTCCAGAATTGAAAACGATACAGAAAATCCAGATTTCATTACAGGAAATCAAATTGCAAGAGTTGGGTTGGTAGAAAATCCAACATCCTGGAATTCTAGTTCATTATTATCTTTAGATAAAGCAAGTGCAGTATATGCATTAAAATTAACTGGTTCTGGATATGATTCGGCAACATTTCCATCAGATAGTCAAATTACTCAGACAATAGGAACTGGTGTTACTGCTGTTGGAAGGGTTGTTTCATACAATCAAACAACTGGAGTATTGAAGTATTGGCAAGATAGAAATCTGGCTGGTTTCAACACCGATGGAACTCAGAATTCAACTCCAACATATGGATTTCAATTGCAAAGATTCACCGCTTCTCCAACCGGAACTGGTGATTTGAATGTTGTTGGACAAAACAATACTTTGGGTATTGATACAAACTTCACAGGTATTACCACTACGATAAATAGTAGAACATATAATCTGGGTCAGGAATTTACATCTGGAGTTTCCAATCCTGAAGTTGAAAAGTATTCTGGTAATGTGATTTACGTTGATAATAGACCCTCGATCACTAGATCATCAAACCAAAAAGAAGATATCAAAGTCATTTTGCAATTCTAAAGAATTATGCCACAGGAAACTAATCTCAACGTCTCTCCATATTTTGACGATTTTGATCCTCAAAAGGACTATTATAAGGTTCTTTTCAAACCAGGGTATCCAATTCAAGCTAGAGAGTTAAACAATCTCCAATCAATTGCTCAATATCAGATAGAGCAATTTGGCAAGCATGTCTTTAAGGAGGGATCTGTTGTAATTCCTGGTCAATTAAGATATGAAAATCCAATTTATGCAATTCAAATACAATCTGAGTATAATGGAATTGCAATCTCTTCATATTTTGACCAGTTACTTGGATCAAAGATTAGAGGTCAATCCAGTGGAGTAACGGCGGAAGTTGTATATCTTCTCGACCAAAGTGATTCTGAAAAAAATAACTTCACATTATATGTAAAATACTTACAAAGTGGTGGGGAGGACTTTGATGTAAAAATATTCAGTAATTCTGAAACTCTTCTGTTGCAAAATTCCATTACTTATGGAAATACAACAATACAATCTGGACAGGGATTTGCAAATACTCTTGCACAGGATGCTGCTGATGAAGGAACGGCAGTTTCTGTAGCTTCTGGAGTTTATTTTGTAAGAGGTACTTTTGTTCGGGTGCATGATCAAACAATTCTATTGGACCAATATGACATTAATCCATCATATAGAGTTGGATTTGA